TGCGGTCGTTATTTATGGGATGTTAAGTTACTTATTGGTAACTTTTACAATTCCTCGGTAATCAATCACGTTAACACCTGCATCAATGCGCACCTTAGTAGATACACCATCAACAGTGAAACCTTGTTGTTGCTCCATATATGGCGTATCAATGCCGTCAAGGTAAGAAACTTCAATTGCCTCTTTGTTGATTAAGTACCAAGATTTTGGATCGGCAACTTGTAAACGAGCGGATTTAACTGTCGGCACAATGTCACGGATTGGATTGATAATACCAGAGTTAATATCAGCTCCCTCAACACTTGCTGAACCTAGAACTTGTTTAGCGCGAGTATAAAGTGAGGTTGGTAACAACATAAAATCAGGCTCAATTGCTAATGGTTCACCACGAGTATTGACAAATCCATTCATCATTTGAATTGCTTTATCAATATTGGCCACATCTAATGCAGCATTATCAAATGAGTTTTTGTGCGAGCCATCAAATAATTTTTTGCCATCTTGTGCAATCGCGTTACCGGTTAATAACGCAAACACTAATTTAGCGATTGTTGCACGTGCAGCTTGTCCCATTTTTTCAGGGATTTTTGTCAACAAGTGCATATCGTCATTGATGATTGCTTGACGAGTAATGCTAAATAATTGTCCGTAAGTCGCTAATGCAACGCTAGCGCCCTCATCGCCGATTGTGCCGTAGGTGTACTCTTCCCCCTCACCGACTTGCGGTAAGTAACCAAAATCACCTAAACCAACACGTTTCGCCGCGCGGAAGTCGGTTAATGTGCCGCGAGAGGTAAATTGATCAAAGTTTTCTGCTGCGGTTTCCCAACCTTTGAGCAAGGATTTGTGCGCCACATCAATTAAGATTTGACCAAAGTCAGAGCTTGAGTGGGTAAACGCCAATCCAACCATGCTCATTGCATTTTGGCCTGCAACACTAATACCACGATCGACCAATGACGCACGAGCAAGTTCGCGCAAGGTCATTGCGTTGTAGGCATTGTCTTTGGCGTCTGCTTTGTCTTTATCGATGCCTGCACGAGCTAACAAAGATTGTTTCACGCTGTCGCCAACGATATTACCATTTCCAGCATATGCGGTAGGCGCTGCACTTGGCGTTGTGCCTGCACCAAGTTTTGCTAATAATTTGTCTTTGGCTTGATCAGGAGTAATTGATAAATCACCCAAACACTCCACCAACAAATCATTGTGCGTAGTACCAAACGGTGCAAATACCGCTTTAATGTCAGCGTTGCGTTTATTTAATTCGGCTTGCACTTGTGCGGTGTTATCTACCGGAGCTGTTGGTGCTTGATTTACTGGTACGGTTGGCGCCGGTTGTGCTGGAGTTGGTGTTGCTTGTGGTGCAGATGCGCCAGCGTTGCCTTGTGGCTTAAACAACATGTCTTTCATTGCTTTTGGCATATTTTCAAAGTCCTCTAATTTTCGTGATTTAATAGACGCCATCGCCACAAGTGGTTCGGCTAGTTTGTCTGCAAATCCTTGTTCAACACATTCTTTTCCGTTGAGCCAAGTTTCTGCTGATAGCATTTCTGCTAATTCTTCAGGTGTTTTTCCTGTTTTGTTTGCGTAAGCTGGGATTAGCGTATTTTCGACCTTGTCTAATAAGTCGGCATATTTGCGCATATCCTCCGCATCGCCGCCTTGGATGCCCCAAGGCTTATGGATCATCATCATTGCATTTTCAGGCATGATTACCTCATTGCCCGCCATTGCAATAACGCTCGCCATACTTGCCGCCAAACCGTCAATGTAAACCGTCACATTGGCTGGATGATTTTTTAGCAAGTTGTAGATAGCGATCCCATCAAATACATCGCCACCGGGTGAGTGGATGTGTAGGTTAATCTGCTTAATGTTGTTTCCGCAGTCTTTTAAATCCTGCGCAAAGCTCGCAGCAGATACGCCCCAAAATCCGATCTCATCATAAATTGATATTTCTGCCGTATCGTTGGCTTTGGCTTTGATTGAGTACCAAGACTGGTTATTCGTCTTTGTCACGTTCGCTGCCATCGCTATTGGCGCCAGAATCATCTTTTGTTTTTTCATTTGTCGTACCTGTGTTAGTTAAATCCGTGTCAAACTTGAGACCAAATTTTCGGTTTTCCTCAACCTCAACTCTTCGTCTTCGTTTAACTTCTGCTGGATTGCTACCGCTTGCTCGTACAGCTTGGCTTTCCGTTGCCAACCCACCTTTAATGCGCTCTTTCCACGCTTGCGCCTCTTTGGTTGGATCAATCCACGGCATCACTGGGCCACTATAAACAGCGTTATAAAGTGACGCTGGATCAATATCGACTGGCACCTCAATTTCACCGCTGACAATCGCCATTTTTAGCCATTCTCGGTAAATTGGGCGGGAAATGTGCGCAACAAAGGTATCTTGTAAAACAGAGTAGCCCTCAAAGCTTTCCACCAACTCTTGGCGCTGGCTTGAGTAAGTGCCGTTATAGTCACGGGCAATGCTTGAATAACTTGAGCGAGTGCCTGCCGCCGTTGCTCTTAATTGACCATTCCTAAAGGTTTCAAGGTTCACATTTGGGCGATTAGAATTGATTAGCCCAATATCTTCACCAGGTTTTAAATCATCAATGATTGCACCAGGTGCGATTTCAAAGTCGCGCTCAGGGCTATCCGCGCTGTACTCATCATTGTCACCGTAAAGCGAGGAATCCCCTTTTTTGATGTACATCGTAAAGGCGGCGGCAATTCGTGCTGCGACACGCTCGCTCTCCTCGTAGTCTTTAAGGTCAGCAAGTCGGATAATTACACCGTGCAACATCGATACGCCACGCAATTGGTGCAAGCGCTTTTTAAACGCAAGGTGCAACATATTTTCTGCAGGCACTGATTTAAGTCGCCCGTAAGTTCGGTTGTTTTCTTGTGGGTTATCCATGTAAACGCGGTAAGACACAGGACGGCGCCAAGCATTAATCTCTATCCCTTGGATTACATTTGCCGTATCAAGGGTATTCATCGGCACAAAATCAGGCTCTAATGCCTCAAGGCTAAATGCGATTTTGGTGCTGTGATTGAGACCTGCTACACTGCCTCGTACAAGTTGGATAAACACTTCCCCATCACGGAGCCACGTTCGTAACAACATCCGCTCAAGTTCAGGGCGGGTAAATTGTCCAGTAACTTCTGGTCGAACAGACCATTCCGCCCATTTTTTGCGGATTTGTTCCGCCAGCTCCTCATCAACATCACCTGTTAATTTGAGCGGTTGTGGTTCAATATGGATTCCTCTAGAGCCAATCACGCGCTCTTCCATCTTGTCCAAAATGCCGATCACAATATCGTGATTTTGGTCTAATGCCCTTGCCTGCTCTCGCAAACTTACCGCACTTTGTTTTGTCGATACGTTTGCACCTTGGCTTTCACGTTTTGCTTTATGTGTACGATTTGGCATTGCCGCCTCATAAGCATTCATCACATAGCGGTTTTTTGCTCGCTGTGCACCCCATTTAGGCGAGATTGCAGCAATCGCTTTATCTACTATTCCCATTGTTTAAAATCTCGCATATTTGATTCTGTGGCGTTTAACGCGCTGTCTTGTTTCCGCCAGCAACTCATTTAGCATTTGTTGATAGCGATCACGTTGTTTAGTCCATTCGGACACTTGATAAGATACCGACCGTCCATTAAAACTTACTTGGCTTTGGGCGTTTTCGATTTTTTCATCAAGCGTTCGGATTTTTTCTTCTAATTCGTCTCTTTCGTAGATAGCCATTTTTGCCCCAATAAAAAACCGCACTTTTTACAGCGCGGTTAGTTAAGTAGTGGTAACTCAATTTGCAATTTGTCTTCAAAGATTTTTAGTGTTGCTTCAAGCAAGGGCTTTTTACCTTTCCATTCGTTTAGCGCCTTACCACAAACACTTGCTAATTGTTTTTCGGCTTTATGCTCGCCCAATGCTTGGTAATATTGCTCAAGCAATGTCATATTGCCAGATAACAATTGCTCCTGCATAAAGTTAAAGGCTTTAATGTAAGCGATCTTAATTGCCATTGCTTTTTTGGTTTTATATCCCATAACCAGCAACATAAATCCATCTTTTGTCATCTCAAACATTGGGCGCTTTTCGCCTTTTTTATCGATGTATTCAACGAGACCAAAATTGGTCCGGTTAAATTCATCATCTCCTGCCTCTAAGATTTCGCGGATATCTCGTATAACATGTTTATGATATTTACCAAAAACCTTAGCAACTGTTTCAGATGTGGTAATTGTTTTTGCGTCTTTATTTTGTACAAATTGTTTAAAATTTTCGGGATTTGCTAATTGCATTTTCCATCTCCAAATTTAGATAATAAAAAGCCCCAACTATCTCTAGTCAGGGCTTGAGTTATTACCGCAACATATCCACCTTTTCATAGGCTCGGTATCTACCGATTTAAGGTTGTCTAGGAGTTAAAGCCAACCACTTTTTTTACTTCTGCCACCGTTTAGCCAATTACTTTTTGTTTTGGCTTTCGGTTGTGGTTTTACTTGTTCAGTTTCTACCGCACTTTCAGTTTCTTCTTCTGGTGCTGATGATTCTCTACGGATCACGTTAGGGTTTACGCTTGGCAATTTAGCCCAGTATGGGACATTGTCCTCATCGCCCCACTTAATACGCTCATAACCACGCAAGATAGCTATGGCGTGGGCGTAGCAAAATAAGTCAAACGCCTCATTGTTGCCCTTACCTGGTTTACGCCATTTACCGTCTTGTCCTCGCTCCTCGTATGTCAGCTCATCAAAAAACCATTCGCCAAGCCACGAAGGGAAGTGAATATAGTTGGCCCCAACCGTATCACGGCTTAAGGCATTGCTAATTCGGTCTTTTAATTGATCTGTTTGGAGTAAATACAAAGGCACATCACCACGTGCTTTAGCATGACGATCTGACCGTGAGGTGTTATCAGGATAAGTACGAGTAATCAGCTTTTGACGTTTAGTGCTATCACCTTTGACGAGATAGACGCGCTTAGATAATCCATCGCGTTTGCATCTACGCCAAAACTTATAGGCATTATCTGTTACACCGTCCTCACCGCCGCTATCCACAGCTATTGCAAGGACTGGCATAAATCCACCCTCTAGACCCTCGATGCGATATTGTTTATTGAGTACATCGCTAATGAGTAAATCCCAGTCTTCAGGGTAGGCGGACGGATCAATCGGGAGGCTTTCTCCGTCGGAATTGCTCCGCATTGATGATTTAATATTGTATCTATCAATGAGCCACCGCTCGCTATTTTCGCCATAGCCCACAATTTGGACCACAAAGCGACGGTTCCGCCCACCCTGTACATCAACTGCTGCCAATAAAAAACGGCACCCACAAGGTACCGTTCTTTTTTCTGTATCTTCTCGTCGCTCCATTAGTTCATCGCTTTGGCGTTGTTCTAGTGCGGAGCGTGGTAAATAAGGCAATCCCCAGTCTGTATTAGTTACTGCCTTTAGCGTTTCCTCACTGCCTGTCATTTCAAATTCATGTTCGGCAGTGAGCAATTTATAAGTTAATTGCGCCCATGTTTGGTAAGCGGCTGCAGGGCCTTCCAGCCAAAATGATGCAATACGTGAGTTTCTTCCATCCCCATTGATTACACCATCTTTATCTATCGTTTGCCCCTCTTTTAACCACTTGCCACCGATGTTTAATGCGCGTTTCTTGTCAGGCTCGATCAGTGTTTGGCAGTGTGGGCATTGCAATCGAGCTTTTTCGCTTGCCTTAACATAATCAGTGTCATCTCGATAGCCGACCATGTTAGCCATTGATGGCTCAAACCAATCAAAGCAATGTGGACATTGCCAATAAAATCTACGTCTATCTCCTCGGTTATACAGCGATAAAATGCCTGTTGTCGGAGGTGCCTCATGTGTTGATTTTGGGTGATGCTTTAGATCGACAATATCTTTACCTGGCGAGCTCTCAACAAGTGTCATGCCAGCACTCATAAATGTCGTAGTCCGTTTTGAGGCTAAGCTAAAGCCATCGCCCTCACCGTCCACATCATCTGGCCAGCGGTCATAGTCTGTTAATGCAACGTATTTGTAGTCAGACGATGACAACACATTAATAGACGGCCAACCGATTTTAAGTAAGTTTCCCGCGCGAAAATATTTATCGTGGACGTTGTTATCGTTCTTTCTTGGGCTGAGTCGCTTAGTTATTTCTGGCGAGCAACGAAAAGTGCGGTCTAAACGTTTGCGACTGTGTTCGCTCGCCTTTTCCTGTGTTAGTTGTACAAGTAAAAAATCTGACGGGTCGCAAACAATCGAGTAGGTTATCCACCCATCAATTAGACCAACCGTTTTACCTGTTCGGGCTGGTCCAACAAAAATAACTGCATCATATTCGCGAGAGTTAAGGCAATCCATCGGCTCTAAAATATATGCCGCAGTGTCTTTATCCCATTTAACGGAGTTCCCACCACCAACAGGCACACGCATATACTCTGCGACAGCCTCAGATACTTTCATTCGGCGAGGCGGTTTAAGTAGATTTGCAATATCTCGTCTAATATCTTTAGCTGATGCAAACATTACTGCTCCTCTAACTTATCATCGCCAGCCTGTATGTGCGATGACATTTGCGACTTAACGTCATCGATTACTTGTATTACACGGGTTAATTGTGACGGTGTTAATCCACAATCACGCTCTAAAATATCAGGCAAAGTATCAAGTGACTGCACTACTGCTTTTGCCAAAAAACTCATCTCTTGAGCAACCTCAAAAGCGGGTACTAGCTCTCCAGTGTCGCGCTCATATTTAAGTCTTTCGTTCTCCGCCTGCCAAAATGCCCGTCTCTCAACAGGTGACAAACTATCAACATCTGCCGTCATTTTTTCGGCAAGCCCGATTTTGATTAAATCAGATATTGCGTATAACTTTAATTTTGAGTTACTGCCGATAGCAGGTGTAAGTCCTGCGACCCGTTGTGATACGGTCTGACGGTGCATTCCGACAAGTTCGGCAATCTGATTTATATTGAGTTTTAAATCG